CATCTTAATGTACCTTTTATTCTTGATTATTGTTTCCATCTTAATGTACCTTTTATTCCTTTATTTATGAAGCTTCTTTATTGCTTCTGGTATGTATGATAACACACTAACATTAATTTAACATTAACGCAACATTAACGTTTATTAATAAAGGGGTACCTAAACACCCCTTACATAATTCATCAGTCTGCGAAAACCTCCATTTTGTATGTGATTGTACCGTTCGGCTGAACAATCCACATCGCTTGCTGAGGTCTCTCAAATTCGAAGTTCATTGAGAAGCACCATTCATCCATGCCTTTTGTACAACCGTTTGCAATCAAACCATTTTGAAACATAAGAGTATGAAAGTGACCGAAAATCATTGTATTAAACCCTTGACCAATAGCTTCATAGTTCTTTTTCTTCTTGAGTTCATTGCGCTTCCAGGGCAAAAGTGGGCCGGAGACTCCGGAGCCTCCTTTGAACTGATTTCCGTGTGTTAACAAGAATTTATGACCATTGACATCAAAGCGTTTATCAAATCCATCTGAAACATCTATACTTACTTTATTATCTCCTGAAAATGCTTGCTCAAGAATTTTATAAAGAAGGTAGTCGAAATTATCTTTTACGCCACCCTTTGCTCTTGGTTTTTTATCCAATCTTCCATGATTTCCAACAACGCAGGGTACATAGACTTTTCCAAATGTATCTCTTACTTTTACAATCTGTTCAGTAAGAATACGAGCTAAATCCAAAACAACATCAAGAATCAATGCTCCGTTAGTTTCACGCAACTCATCATGAATATTTCCTGAAACCATATCTCCTCCAAGGGGCATAACAAAGCCGGTATACTGAGGATTTGCGAAATAATCATTCAAAAGAGAAATTCCATTATCTACAACATGATTTATTCTTGCTTCGGAAATCTCCATATTGAATGTATTGACACCGCCAATTTCTGCAGGATTTACTACTTCGCCGTGATGAAGGTCACTCAAGAAAAGGCATGGAGTACCGGTTGTTGCATGCTTTCCTTTTGACTTCTTCGGCTTGCTTAAGAATGACGGAACTTTAATGTTATGCTTTGAAGCTATTTCGAATATATCATAAACACGCTCAAGTTCAAGTATTTCTTTATATGCCTCTTTAAGTTCTTTCTTAATTGCAGAAGAATTATCAGCCTGCTTTATTTTTTGCCTCAAGCTTACAGAAGCTTCTCCATTCCTGACAGCCTCTATGAAGTTTATTTCTTCTGTATTTAACGTTACTCTTCTATTACCTTCTTTTGAGTAATGTGTATTTCCAGTACTATCGCTTCTTACCTTTGCTAATTTTCTCATGTTACTTTACCACCTTTCGTTTATTTAGTATTTTTTCCAAATCAAATATTAACTTAAGTTCGTTATCTGCTGCATTACCTTCGACTTTTATAAAGAATGCTGAATTAAAGAGATTGTCTTTTTCTTTTAATTCTTTGAAAAGTACAGGATACCCTGCTTCTCTATCAATTCCAACTTCATTATATTCTTCGTTAGTGTATACAGTAGCTCTTCTTTCAAACCACTGTTTTACAGTCTGTGGTGTCATACTTTTGACGCTATCAGTTTTTGAGTCGTAATAAGCATAGAACTTTTGAGATTCAATACTTATTTCGTAAATCCCTTCTCTATTTATTTCATACCAGAAATCTCCTTCAGATGCAACTTTTTTTATGAACTCACGTTTGAATCCGAACTTTTTACAAAGAGCTGGTATCTCTGCACACCAGCTCTTATCTTTTCCTTGAGCTTTTATTCTCATTATAGACTCAATGCTTCATGCACTATAGCCTTATCCATTAGAGAGCCTGTTCTAGCCATTTCAACAATCTCGTACATAAAGCCAAGATGTTCATTTTCATTCTTTGAGAGATATGACTCAATGCGCTTATAATCCTCTTCTATTTCATTCTTTAATTCAGCGTATGTTATAATTAAAATCATAACAGTTTGACGCATAGCTTCGTTGTATGTGCATTCACATGAAGTTTCGAAGAAGTATACTGCACTTGAAAGATAATCCAATAGATTTTCCATATCATGTTCTTCTTTCATAAACTCTGCTACTTCACTGAATGCTTCAATAGCTAACGTATCGCTTGTTGCTTCTATTGTTTTTGAGTATTCTTTTAGAGACTCAAGCGAAACGACATGCTTGCCAATTGAATTGCTTACTTCAATACGTCCAGACAAATTAACAAGAAAATCAGTCTGAGCAGTATAATGATTAACTTCAACTTCATATGCTGTTCCATCAATAGCACCATCTTCATTAAAGAATGCTGCAGAAGATTTACACGTTAAGTCAGAAGCATTGAATCCATCAACTGTCAGATTGTTAACTTCATACTTTGTTCCATTTTCGTTTACAGCTTCGATATCGAACTCTGTAAATTCATGTGTTCCAATTCTTTTGTTTCTTTTGTTTACAATTGCGATTTTCATTTTGATATACCTTTATTCCTTTATCTATGAAGCTTCTTTATTGCTTCTGTTGGTAAGTATACACTACTTACATTAATTTAACATTAATGTAACATTAAATACTCTTAATGTTACTTAATATACTATTAAGATAATATTTATTCACTTAATCTAAGAGACCTTCAGCCCAATCAAGCCCGTCAAGCAGGCTATCAGAGCCAAGAAGCGAGTTGCCAACGTCATATGCGATGTCAACTACAACAGCAGAGTCATTAACGCCAATAACATCATCAAACATATTTTCAATGTCAAATGTATCGATTGTAACCATTAATTCTTTTGCTGCAGTCTTGATTAAATTTTCAACATCTTGGTCATCAAGAGGTTCACCTAAAATACCTTCAGCTTCCAGATTTTCTTTAATTCTCAACATGATTTGTTCTTTTGAATGAATATCCATTTTACTATTACCTTTATTCCTTTAATTGTTTTTTTGGTGCGGGTTATAAAGCGACCCGTGGCGCTGACCGGCTTATTGTACTATTTCGAAAATGTCGTAATGAGTTTCTAATGCACATGAAAGGACTTCTTCAACTGCTTTATAGATATTTACTTTATTTTGTTCTGAAATCTCAATTATAACTCTTTTAATGAATTCTTCACTATTTGTGCATTCAAAACCTTCTCTTTCAGATAAGTTACTTTCTACCTCTGAGCATTCAGTACAAATTATTTCAGAAAGTAAAACATTATTGATGTATTCAGAGATATTGCATTTATCGATTTCTGAAGTCACTTCTTCGTAGAATGAAGTTACAATATCCAAAGACTTTTCTGAGTCAATTCCATTAGCTTCTAAGAAATTAATTTCGTTCTGTGCTACTGCTTTGATTGCTACTTTATTAAGTGTGTTCATTTTGATACCGCCTTTAGTTTTTTTATCAGCATACTTTCTTCGTCTGATATGTCTATATTAATCTTTTTGAAAATCTTTGTCAAGCTTTTTCTTTCTTTTATCTTAAGTGACGAGCGAATTTGCTAATGCAATAACTACTCGTTTTCGATATTGTTATTCTCTCATGAATGAAGTATTAAGTCAAGCGATTAATGCATGTTTTTTTAATTATTAACAAACATTAACATACCGTTTATGTTATTTTAATTTATCTGTCTTGTGCTTCGATCCTGCACTTGAACCGAGCCAGAAATTCATAATCTGAACTTGAGCTGCTGTCATAACGCCCAACAAAATATTAAATTCAGACTTAATACTTTGTGCAATCTCAACGTTTCCACTTAAAAACATGTACATTGTAACGAAATATCCAATTATATATAGTGTAGAAAGTGTAACTTGAGGAATTATAGAAGTTGACTTAGCCAAGTCTCGTGCCGAATCCCTATCTTTAGAATGCAAGTCCTCCTCTTTAAGCTCAAGCTCTCTCATTGTTTTCAAGAACTCTTTTTCAGCAAGTTTTAATTTAATAGCTTGCTCGGGAGTCATTGACTTCATTGCTTCTTGAAGCTGGGACTCTTCGTTGCCCTTCTCAGGCTCTACGCCAAGCAACTTTAATGCAGCAGACGCTGCCATGCCTCCAAATGGCCCACCCACTGCTGTAGCAAGCATTGGAGCTACTGACGACAGTGCTGATTTCCAATTAAAACTCATGATATGGCGCTCCTTCCAAATATTTCAAACCATGCAACTATTGACAATGCAGAGAATGCTGATACAATACCAAGAACTTTCCAGCTATTTTTATAGAATTTATTATAAGCTTCATACTTATATATGCAGTAGTGAATTATTGCAGTTATTGAGGACGTTATAAATATTAATACAAGAAAGGTTACAATGCTCAATGATTCCATCATGAGTATTTGCCGGTTTCCATCATTTTAGAAAGCTCATTGGCTCTTCTGTGTACTTGTTTAGCCCATTTACTACATAGCATTTCAACAGAAGCATCGTCAAACCTTCTCTCTTTAATATACTGAAGTGTTCTTTTGAACTTGCTCAGCCTGCCAAAACCAAGGTTAAACATCATATCAATTAGAACGTCCTTTCTAACATTGTCAAGAGTTTCAAAGTCAACATCAAGAACTCTGCATCCTTTTATGGCATTTCCGATATCATTGTCAAGTAATACTCCTGCCTCATATTCTGAAACACCAATTGCCTTGGCAACTTCTATGCTGTCAACACCTAAAAACACCATCTCTGCCTCTGAAAGTCCAACATCGTCAAGGTTTCTTCCATATCCGATAGTCACTTTCCCAGCAGTGCATTTGTAAGGCATTCCTCTGAATCCCTCGTGTTTCATTAACATCTTTCTTAATTCGTTCATTTTAATTCCCGCCTTTGATTCTTTAATATTATTGCTTCTTACTTTATTGAAGCATTTGCTAAGTATAAATGAAAACATATGATCGTGTCAAGCTTTTTTATTTCATTATTCCAAACTTACTTAAAGCCAATGCTCCGATAAGTGCGAAAACTAACACAACGACACCTTGTCCCACCTTTCCCCAAAAACCATTTGAAAGTTGGTCTGACTTCTTCATCCAAGAATGCAAAAATTCACGCTCTGTATCGTAGCTTTCGCCAATCTCTTCTTTTATAACTTCACGCATTAATTCTTTTATTTCAGATTTGAGTATTTTGTTTGAAAGGATACTTTCTTCTTTTGCTATTTCACGAGCAATCTCACGTACTTCAGCATGAGAGAAGTGGAGATCATCGCCTGATGCTCTGCGTGGCATTACTCGAAAAGCTCTCTAATATTAAGCACAGCAGTTTCTCCACGAATTCCATCTGCAAGGCTCTGAAGCTTATAAATACCTGCAACAGGAAAGGTTCCGGAACCTGACGTGAATTCGATTTGAGTGTTGTTTGTGCCGTTTATTGCGCATGCTACATTAGTTACAGAAGAGTCCGGTGATTGTATTGCACACTCAAGCGTGCCGAATATGCTCATGTCTTGAAACGTTTCTAAGTTAATTAGAACGCCTGACGTTGAACGATAAATTATCACATCTTGAAATGCCATTATAAAATCCTCGGCTCTTGCCTTGAAGTAAGGCTAAGCTCTATACCAATTGTAGATTTCACATTATAGCGTACTTCCACCCTGCTGTCAATATTTAATAACGAATATATACTTGACTTTATAAATGCAAAGGCTGTTATTCTTGATTTAATATTGCACTGAATAGCCATTAGCACATTCTACTTATAGCATTGATAATCGGGTAGAGCGGGCTTTTTAGAAATATAGCAATGATTTGATCACGAATACTTTGTGCAGTAAACCCTCTAGTTGCAACTGTATTATTCTTAAATCCTCTGAGTACCAAGCTCATTACACACGCTCACGTTTATAAACTTGTGTCTCTGAAGGGATTCCTGCAGCATCAAACAAATTAAATCTTGCAACTTCTGTAAGTCCATCCGGCGTATGGAAAATCATCTGATTATTCAGTATTTCCCATTTACCACCTTCAATTTGAGATGCAAATTCTGCATTTGAAGCAACTGAAATGAATTCAGCACGGCCAAAAATAGTGTCTGCGATTTCTTCAGAAATTTCATTGTAAGGCAGTCTGAATATAAACTGAATGTTATTTAATGCAGAGCTTACAACTCCCCACTCCATTGCTGTAGTTAGATTTACATCAGCACGATAAACACCTGAGACAGAAGTCTCAGGCATTACCGCAGATGTTACGATTATATCATTGATATCATAGAAGTCAATAGTTAAATCGGTTATACCTGAATCAGAACCATATCGAAATGGTCTAACAGCCATTTTAGATTAAGCCGCCTCTTGCAGACGGTGCGTTCTGCGCTGCAAGAACTGAATCCAACTTGTTAGAAAGAGCCTCGTTTGAATCTGTTGAAGAAACAAAACCAGCGCCGACAATATCTGCCTGAGCGTAACTCAGAACGTCAATTGCCATAGCCTTATCAGCGATTGCAGGATTTGAAGCTGCTGAATTAGCAATTAGAACATGAACGCCGGTAACTGTAGGAGTCCAAGGAGCCGTATAGACACCGGTTGTTCCAACTTCAGTTAGTACAAAATCATTGGCAGGAACATTTGTTCCGGTTGGGTCATATGCCGAAATTGTCAAATCAACAAGTCCGCTCTGTGTGCCTTCAGTGTCATATACGACCTCAAAAACATCATTTATTACTGCATTTCTACTCATTTTTAATTTACCTCTTTTTATATTTGTTGTACGTTGCGTATTATAGCATTATACTGAATGCAAAGCAAGGATTACCTAAATCCACCATTTGCTGTTGAACCTGCAGGAGCTGCCTGAGTAATTTCAACAACTCTTGAATCCCCCTCTTGTCCAACCGAAACAACAATCAAGTGGTTTCCGGCAGTTAAACCATGAAGTGTTTTCAATATTAAGTATGAAATAGAGAATACATACATTCCATTTTTAATTTCGTTTGCAGTATAATCATTTCCAACTTGAATTCCCTGCATATTATAAACTTTCAGTATTGGATACTGAGCTTCTGCATTCAAGAATAAAACGCTGGACTCCGTTTGGAATATCGATTCGTTTACATCAATTTGCTTTATGCCATAATTAGAACCCGCTGGATAAACCGGCGGGTCTAAAAGTATTGACAAATCTTCGAATAATAGCATTATGTGCTACTATTAGTAACTTTCTGAGAAGTTGATTGCAGCGTATACGTTACCAGCATTTGCCTGAATATCAACAACGTTAAGTGTTAAAATGTCCGAGGTCAGATGCGCAGCATCTGCAGTCATAGCCAGTTTTTGCAATGGAAGTGCGAACCCTGCAGAACCTTTTCGTTCAGAATATCCTGAAAGTAAAACGCTTCCTCCGACAGCGGCTGTCGCAGAAATGTCATGCTCAGTAGCCGACTCGACATCTGCGGAAGTCCATACAGCACCTGTCAATACAGGATTCAATACAACTTCCCAATAAATATTTGTTGAATCAGCAAGCAACTGAATGTCATTTACAATTATTGTTCCGTGATAATCAGAACCTTTGAAGAAAAGATTTGGACGTATTGAAATCAATGGAGTTAACACAGCCGGAACAATTTTACCAACAGCGCCAGTATTTACAGAAAAAATCATGCCAGCATCTTCGGCAATACTGCGCCCACCTTCTGTTATAACAGAGGTATCGTACTGCTCAAGTGTGCCAGCGCCAGTGGTAGAATCAATCTTATAACAAACAGGAAGTGAGGCACTCTGGAGTAAAATATGCGAATCAATGTTTGCTGAATGGAATTCATGGCAATAAGTTGTGTGCGCATCGATATTGAATCCAACGCGAATCTCGCCAGCGCCTAAGCCTTGAACTTCAATTACAACAATTTGAACTTTAGAAAGGTCAAGGATAAATCCAGAATCTCCGTTTCCGTCAAGCCTATCAGCATTCCACAGGCTCTGTGGAACAACAGTATCAACAACAGCTCCAGAAACGCTTGAGCGGATTACAAACGAATTTTCTATCCCGTCATTCATAAAGAAAATTCCGTTTTTGTCATCAAAGTAACCAACACGCCTTGTAGTTCCTACAGAAGTGCCAATATTTGCTGTTAAATACGAAATATTAGGCTTGCCTGCTTGGCATTTAAAATGTTCGTGAGAGATTCTTGTAGCACTTTGACCTGCCGCAACGGTAAGTGCAGCGGCTGACTCTGCTGGAAGGTGAGTAACTGTTCCAGTATTTGGAGTTTGACCATCTCCCCACATCTGAAGTCTTAAGTCATATTCAAGCACTGACTCAAACATTGTGTGAGGTTCACTTGAGCGGGAACGCCCGAATAAATCTCGGTCAGACTCGATTCTTCCGCCTACGGCAGTTTGATTTTCAACAGTTACAATTAAAGGATTAGTAACTCCGCCAACATGCTCTCCGGATTCTCCTAAAACAGCAACTCCCTGAGCATGTTCGCCAGTTCCCAACTGCTGTGTTGCCAAATCGTCACCAGTTAATACTACCGGTCTTTTTACTGAGCTTGGTGTTAATGCCATTTTTATTCTCCAGAAACTTTTCTTTTTAAAATGAGTGAATTACGAATTATAGCTGTCTTTGCGCATAAAGTCAACAGGGTAACCAGAGAATAAAACTTCTTTATTATGAAGCTTTATGCATTTTAATAAAGAGTTCGCGTTTGTTCTACAACTACTGCTTATTGACATTCCGGATGACTTTAGTATACTTGCAACAGCTTTGAAACAGTATATATCACTCTCACTGTTTTTTATGTATGCTTTTATTGTACTATATGAAAACATCTTACATTCTTTTTTCATACGTTCTACTTCTTCAAGCGCAGCGCTTGGTGTTTTTGAGCATATCTCATAAATAGTGATTTTTCTGTTTTTATCCAAATCACATATACTTCCAATGCAATCAAAGTCACCGTCGATAGCGTCATAAACTGCAGAATCACACATGATAGCAGCATGAGAGTATTTTGATAACGTGAAAATACTTATCAAAATGCTAACTATCGATCTGAAAGTCGTATGAAAAAATATGACTTTCATTAAATTCCGAGGCTAAATACTCTGACAGTTGCAGCAGGATTTACACCGTCAAAATTCTTGATAGTCGCATCATTAAGCGTCTCTGTAGTTGCTTGTACAACAACATTATTTAAATCAACAACTGAAATAAACGAGCCAAGATTTATGGACGCAAATGGTTTTGAATGGGTTAATGTTACACTTGCGAGAGCAGCAAGCGCTGTTGTAGTCTGCCAGTTCAAGGTAAGACCATTACTTAAAAGAATATGACCGCTTTGTGTTGCTGAAGCATCCGAAGAGTCCAATGAATCGCTTGTGACAGTTGCAAAAACAGGAGAACCTGCAACAACCTTTAATAACTGACCCGCAGCCCCAATCGGCACCTCAACAGCATCACCGTTTGCATCTATTTTAAGCAATGATTCTTGATTCAGAAGTAGATTATCACCCTGAATTAAATATCTATCAAATTCAGTGCCGGATACTGGATTTCCGTCAATTTCTTTCTGTGAGAATGAGATTCTTGGCATTTTATTATTCCTCTACTTTAATTAGACTTTCTTGGATTCCTGAATTATACAGGAATCTCAAGAATAGTCAATGATATTTTCTGATTTAGCCAATCCAAGTCTTTTGAAACAACTATACCTGTCTTTTTGTAATCAGTGAATTTAGGTAGCTGCTCAGAATTTATTGAAACGATATCAAGAACTTCAATTCCAAGATTTGATATGTCAGTGTTGAACTTTACTGTTCCTCTGCCTCTTTTCCATTTTCCAACAAAATTACTTGCTCTTACCTGAAGCTCAGAAGAGCCTATGTTGAACTTGTCTTTGAAAACATCAGTTGATACGGTATCAAATTCTGTAACAGAGTCTGCGTCAACAACAACCTCTCCACCACCAAAACTTTCTTTATTGTCTGAGGTTGAATTGTCATAAGCACTTAGGATTATGCACTGATTCTTAATTTCTTCCCATCCGGCTTTATAGCTAAGTGAATTTTCGAGGATGTCCTCTCTTTTTAGTTCTTTAGCATCAACGCCATCAGTCAATGAAGGCTCTTTAAGTAATGTTATTTTGCCATTAACAGTTACAACATGGCTCTCAAGCAACCACGACGCTTCATTTACAACAGAGCTTGCTTTGACGGGTTTAATGAGGTGCAATGTTCCTATTCTGTCAGGTAGCCGTGTTTTTACTAACTCAAACGAGTCAAAATCAATCTCATTTGAATGTATATTGATATGATTTTTAATCAAGTCAAGAAGTATATCGACAAGATGCCATTTGCTACCTTGTAGATGAGTTGTCTCATCATATATGATATCAGACCATGCTCCGCCAACCGCATTCCAATCCAATGGGTTTGTGTCAGGCTGAGAACCTACGTTTGTCTGTATAGCTGAATATAATGAGGCAAAAAACACAACTTTGTCACCTGAATTATATGTTAGTGAACCATCCCAAGAAGCAGATGATTTATCCGCAGGAATCATTGTTCCAAATTCAGTAAAGTTATCAGATGCCATCAGAGTAAATGAGCCTTTTCTATATGATGCATCTTTTATGCGAGCTTTGTATAGTTCTATTGTAGAATCTACGTTCCTGTACCCGACACGAATTCTGCATTCTTTTGCAGAAAGGTTCTTTGCGAAAACGCTATTTGAATAATCATCTTCTGCAACAACAGCAGAGAAGCCACCATTTATTGTGCTTTGAAATCTCGGATTAACTTTTGTTGACTGAAGATTCACTGAACTTAAATTTTTCTCTCCCGAAGTCCTTATTCTCATAGAACTTTGTGCAATCATTGGAATGACAGCTTTGATAAAAAATCCTGTCTTTACAGTTTTATTTGTATCAACAACAGTTCCGAAAGTTTTAGGTTCTGGTCTGTATTCAATTGAAAAATCTGCAACTTCAGGTGAGAAGTCACGAGAAGTGTTACTATTCATTGTAGTAACTACTCTCCAATATCTGTGCCTTGGAAGGCTGATGCCGTCTTCTGCATTTGATATGAAGAAATCCCAATTTAAAAGGCTCGCCTCTTCAGAAATAACATCGCTGTCAGTGAAGTATAAATCTATTGACATTGAAGTTCCAACAGGAACAATGTCAGATATAAGGAATATACCATCTTGTCCTAAATTTGAAGAAACAGTACCCATGTCGAGCGTTCTTGTGAACGTTCCAGTTGACTTGTAGCTCTGCCATCCGCCGATGCTATAGTAGCTTCCGTTTCCAAGAGGTATGCGCCACACAGGGTCTGTAGCAGAATATCCTGTGAATGTCAAATTATTTGAGAACACCTTCTTCTCAGTTCTTCCGACTGTCATTGTACTAATATCGAAGTCTTTATGACTGAATACTATTTTATATTTCCTTCCACGGAATAGAGAGGCAAAGAAACCTGTTAATAGATTGGTTCCTGTGATATTTTGAGGTGCATTGTAATACACCTTTTTACCAACTTGTGCATTTGCTGAGAAGTCAAAAATAGATACTTCAGTTTCCGTATGGAAATTACCCATACTTGCTGAACGAACATTTAGCTCGTTTACAAGCATATTTGCTGCAGCAGTGAACTCAAATTCAACCGGAGCTGAGTCTGAAAGCACTTTGCTTGTGTAGCCTGAATGACGGTATGAACCGCCTCCTCCGCCGCCGATTGACATTATTTTTTACCTCTACCAGGGTCTATCATGTAATTATCTTCAACGAAGATATCGTACTTAAAATCTCCAGCATTTGTTACTGGAGGAGCAAATGAGCTTGCGTATGTCTTGTTGTATGCAGCAAGCACTGAAATATCCGCTGTTTCATCATAGAACGGTGTAGGCTCTCCTGAATTTGCTGAATTAACTATGCCTGAATGTTCAGTAGTCCAATTAATTCCATCAACAGTCTTTATAAACTCACCAGCAGCTTTTGAACTGCAAACAAGTGAGCCGTTATCGTAACCTGCTGTCTGAACGCGAGCGTATGAAATTGGTGTAGGGTGCATTGAGAAGCTAACGCCTAAATCTGTTGAAACAAGCACATTCGTTGGCTGAAATGCTTTGTTCCAGTTATCTGAAAACATAACAATTGAGCCGTTTACAAACCTCATTTTTGTCATAGGTTCTATTGCAGTGTTTGCAGGAGCAACTACAGTATTAATAAGTGTAAAGCTGTATGCTCCGATAATTGAAGCCTGACCTTTGTAAATCTGAAAAACATCTCTTCCTCCGCTCTGCGGGTCAACTACACACACGAAAATATCATTCCCATTCTTATTTATACTTGAAATATACGCATAACCTGAGGGGCCGGTTCCTGCTCCAAACGAGTATTCCTGAACGCTACTGAATGCATTATCAGAAGCTATTTTTAGAAGAGCTTCGTTGCTTGAGATTCCTCCGCCCTTGTACCCAACAAAATATTGACCTCCGATTACTCCTGAAGCAAATCGCAAGTAGTTATATGACGCAGATGCATTGTCAACTATAGAAAAGCTAGATGCGAATTCTGATGAGCCAACAAATTCAACAGATGGCCCCCAATCATCTCTGTATGACATTATTAGAGGATGGTCAAAGTTACTTATGCGGTCATATGCAACTGTTTCTCCAAGAGCATTTGACTGAGTTATTCCTGCAAGCGTGTCTATCTTATCTACTACAGAAAAGTTTTGTCCTTGGTCTGTTGACTTCAAAATAGCAAAAGTCCTCAAATATGCAGTGGTCTCTATGAATGGAACGAATATATAGTTACCGAGAGAACTTTTAAATGTAAGCAAAGGAAGTGTTTGGTTTATAGAAGGTATTCCTCCAAAAACCGCAGTCCAATCTGGAACTCTGAAGTCCCAAAAAAATCCTAGATCTGTAATCAGTTTAGCAAAAACACGCTTTCCTGCAGCCAGTACAGCGAAGCCAGGCTTTCTTTCAAAGTCAACGTCAACATCACTTGCTACTGCAGGGTCATTAAGCGCAATAAACTGATTTTGAGTATCTATAACGTCAAAGTCGCCTCTTTCTTCCCACACGTCAATAAAAGCAACAGGCTCGTGTCCAGCAGTGCTTTTTATTACTTCTTCGATGTCGGATGGTATCTTTAGTGCCATTTTATATGAACTCGATAAACTTTATTTTTGAACGCTTATGAACTGGACTTTGTATATTCAGGTCAATGTTGCTGTCTACTTTCATTAAATACGCTGTATATGCGTCAGAATCAGGTTGAAACATAAACCAAATTGGCTGGCGTGTATTATATATGAAATTTCTAAAATTGTCAATGTTTGATGCTGTTGCGTTGTCGATTACGCTTAATCCAAAGCTCAACTCTAGCCTTTTCCACATAACTGTCTCAAATACCCTTCCATTTTCGCTATTGAATTTCTTAATTCCAGACCTTAATGATTTTGGGTCTACTCCGTAATCCACATAACCAATTTCAAGGTAATTACCTATAAATATCTCAGGAACCAAAAAATGACTTTGTGAGGTTAGTCCAGATATGAATAATCTGTATCTGAAGCTAAGAAAAAAGCTTTCAAGAGTTGTAGCTGTAGAGATATAAAAGTCAATACCATTACTTGCAAAGTCAATAGGCTGGCCTGATGCAGCGAATGGTATAGTAGACCATGTATCGCCATCATCCTCACTTTTCAACATGTTGCCTGAAATGTCTACAATTACAATCTCTTTATCTGTAACAACAATCGCCCTTTGGTCATTTATATTAGCTGAAATATCAGTGAATGATGAAAAGTCAACACTTTTAAGAACAGTTCCATCTCTTGCACATGCATAATACGTTCCATCTTTTGTAATTGAGTCAGAATATATACTTAGTGTTGCAGCAAGAACATTCCAAGTCAACCCGTCATCAAAGCTTGAATATATCTTTGAATCTGTTCTGATTATGAATGAGAACTGTATATTGTCTATTGCGTTTATTACAGAGGCAACTGGAAATGGGCTTGTAACTGAGCTGAATGTTATCAAGTCGCTGCTCTGCCAAATCTCATTATTGTCACCAACTACCATGAAGCTTTGGAAGTTAGTAGAAACGCCATTAAGGTTTGCAGCAGTCACTGTCTTAGCAGTCCAAGCAGAACCGTCAAAGTAAGAGAATATACCTGAATTGCCACATAGTACAAACTTATCTTCAAGACCTTTAACATCGTTGTAAGTACCAGCAGGAATTGTTAAATCTTGAGTCCATGAGATTCCGTCAGTAGAAGTATAAAAGCCTGTTCCAGCAGAATCTATAGCAGCAAATCTGTCTCCTGTCCAAAAAACTTTCTTAAAGATAGGAGCGCCTGAAATAGTGTTTACTGCAGTTGACTGTGAAAGTGTATGCACTGGAAGTGAATTAAACATACTCTCATTCTGATGAACGAACGAGCCTGCTTTAATACTTGAGAACGATATTCCGTCATGAGCATGAAGGTCGAAAGTAAAGTCTATAGTTCTTCCTGACTCGTCATACCTGTGTTCTCCAAAGATTATACTCTGAGCAGAGCCTGCGTCTACCCTGAAATCGATTGTTGCATTGCCTGCAGCGTCTGCTTGAAGTATAAATCCATTTGCTGTGTCATTGTTGAATACTGAGCTGACATCGCCAATATCCCTTCCTTTTGTAAGGACTGCAGAATTTATGTGGTTATTGAATGCTACTTTTGGGATATCGATTGCCATTTCTTTAATGCCTCTTTATTGCGTGTAAGTATAGCGTTTTTTATGCTATTTGTAAAGGTGTTACTTTTTTAAAGGTAACAAATTAAAAAAGGTAACAAGAAAGGTAACGCCTGAAACTGTTTGATACCAACGCTTTACGTCATTTGTTACTTTTTTAACCGGTGTTACTGTAAAAACATAGGCATGGTATAATATTACAATATTCTTTAAAACATACTGAATAGAATCTATTATCCTATCTATTAATCTATTATCCTATCTATTAATCTATTATCCTATCTATTAATCTATTTAGTAACATATATATTATAAAAGAGTCTTTTTTGAGGCTCTGTCTCATATTCAGCCGTTACTTATACGCTACTAAAGTGCAACTTATCCGTTACTAAAATGACTATGTGCTACATAAAAGGTAACACATAGTCATATTCAGTATCATACTACAGAGAAGTTCTGGCCGTTATCGAAGCTTTTCTGAAGCACCGGAGCCAACTTGTCACCTATTTGCTGCATAGCAGTTTCATCGATAGCACTTGGGTCAAGAGCCTGAACAGTAAGGTTTACCTGCGATCCTGCTTGCTGAGCTGGCTGTGTTGACTCTTGTGTTAGTGAGGGCGATGCAGGTGTTGGTATTGATGGAGCAGATGCTGCAGACGGTTTTGCGCCCCCTCCAAATTTAGTGGATGCAATCTTAGATATGTTTGCAACACCCATTGCAGTTACTACACCCGCCATTATTGGCCCAAGTATTGGCCCAAGACTTAATGCCTGAGTAGCACCCTGAATTGTTGATATTGTTGCATTTGCTATTGCCGCAACTTTACCAGCTTCAAACATCTTCCTGTTTCCTGAATCCATCAGTCCAGATATAATTCCAAGGCCAGCCTGTGTTACTGCAACCTTACCTTTGAAACCTGAGTCCCAAAGCTTTTCGGAATCTTCCATGAAAGAATCAGTCTTTTTTAATAGAGCGCCAAAATTACCAGAAGTTATGTCTTCTTGAAGGGCAGCGAACTCTGATGCTATGTCAACTCCGCGCTGCCTAAATTCGTTCCTAATGTCCTCTTTTGACTTCTCAAATTCCCTTGTCTTTTCAAGCTCTATTAGGTTGTTTTCCTCTTTTAGTATCGCATACTCTTCGTCTCTAAGTAGCTGAGCTTCATTGAATACTGAGGTCATCTCAGCCTTTATAGATTCTTTGTTTACCTCATGCTCTGATATAGATTCAAGCTCTTTATTAAAGTCAGAACGCTTTCTATCCTGAGATAATTTGAAATTCTCATCTTCAATAGCTGTTTTTGTTGCAAAGAAAGCCTTTTGAGCATTAATTCTCTTGTCTATAGCAGCTAATGAGCCATCATCAACATCTGGAGATGCTTTTTTGAATTCAACTTCAGCCCTTGCTGTTTTTGTTGTCTGCTTTGTATCTTCTAGCTCCTGCTTCTGAGCCAAGGCAAACTCTTTTATTCTAAGTTGCTTCTGAGCTTCGATTTCGACTTCTCTTTCAGCCTTCTTGACAGCAGCAGCAACATCAGATGCCAATATAGCTCTTTTTTCAGTTGAAACAACCTTATCGAACTCTATTAATTTATCAGAGCCTTCTTTGTTAAACCTCAAAAGGTTATCTCTTTCCTTTTTAGCATCGATTGTGAACTTCTGAATTTTTGTCAGCCTGCTTTTTGTTATTCGATCTGTGAAAGCCTTGGATTTGGCATCTGCGTTTGATACTCCGATATTGAACTTGTCAAATTCAGCATTCAAGTCTGCAAGGCTCATGTTTGCTAACTTGCTTATTTCAATACCAACCGATTTAAGGGCTTCCTTATCTTGACCTAGCAAGAACGTGCGCTTCTCAAGTGCCTGTACATCATTTAATTTCTTGGTATAATCAACCATAGATGCAGTTATTTTCTTCTGTTCTTCAGCAGACGCTGTAACAAACTTCCTCAGATTGTCAAGTCCTGCAGCATGCTTCTTAGCTGCAATTGCAGAATCTATCTGCTTCTTTGTAAGATTTTCAATATTTGGTATCGTATTTCTTATTGCATCATCAAGATTTCTTGCGTTTGTCTTGAACAAATTAAATGTTTTTGCTGTCGCTTTGTCAAGTTTTTCAGCGTCTTTTGCTCCTTGTGAAAATAGAAAATCAAGCGACTCATAAGCTGCTACAGCAGCTATTGTAATCCAACCAATTGGGCCAAGTGCTGCACTTATTCCAATACCCATCTTCTTGGCTGATGCTCCTGCTGTAGCCATTGCTACAGACAGCCCTTTTGTAGATGTTGTAGCTGCAACTGTTGATGCCGCCATCTTCTTAAGTGATATGTCCTGAAGCCAGAATGACGCTGTGGCAGTCTTGGAGGCTGTAGCACCTGCAACAGTTGCTGCTTCAAGCAGCCCTGTCTGTAACGCAGCAGCTCCTGTGATTACTTTATAAGCAGCTAGTGCAATTATTATATCTTGAATGTTTGCAGTTACAAAGGTAATAGCCTTTGCAGAGCTAACAAAAACAGCCTGATTATTCTGTATTGCCGATGATACATCTTGAATTGCAGGGGTAAGAGCCTGACCGAATGCTGCTGATGTCTCAAATATAACATTATTAACTTTATTGAGGCTACCCTGAAGCTGACCTGCAGCACTTATTGCTTTTGAGCCATAAAGATTTTCCATCTCCATAGCAAGCTTAGGCAGCAAGTCCTCTGCTGTAACCTTTCCAAGAGAAAGCATCTTATTAAGTTCAGATGTTGTAAGTTTCATCGCTTTTGCAGATAATGCAAATGCGCCAGGCAAACGCTCTCCGAGTTGCCCCCTAAGCTCCTCGGCCTGAACCGTTCCTTTACTTACCATCTGCTCTAGTGCTTTTAAGGCACCTTCAGTCTGGTCTGCAGACAAAGAAAGTGCTGAAGCAGCCGCTGCCATTCCTTTAAATACAGCAATGGTCTGAGTTCCCTCAAGTGTAGTGCCTTTAGTAGCAGCGGCAAACGAAGCTATACTTCCCGCTGATTTCTCAAGATTAAGCCCATACCTATTTACAATTCCAGATATTTCTCTGAATGCTTTTGAGGCATCCCTTGTTCCAACTTCAAGCCTACGCATAATCCTGTCATAAGCAAGTGCAGAATTAACACTTTTATCAAATCCTGCCTTTATTACAGCGAACGAAACAGCAGCACCAGCAAGCCGTTTAAAGCCTGCCGATGCTGAATCAGCTTTCTCATTTAGTTTTCCGAGCTTGCCATTGATCTGGTCAATATTTAGCTTTAAATCCTTAGCATCGCCGGTAAATTTAACTTCTAGTTGATTTGCCATTTAGTTCATCCTCTACTCTCTGCTCTTCTGTCTGCCTGATGGTCTTGCCATACTTTTCCAACTATATCAATACCATTCATTAGAAGGCACGGCTGACTCATTCCTCCGCCGCCGTATGGCAATATATGTCTAAACTCATAATCATTGAAGCACTTGAATAACGTATTTATAGAATCATCCATCGACAATACGGGGCATTCTTTTGCCTGTACGTTCTTAAGATTCCAATCAAATTCATATTCTCTTATGCATTTATGTTCAACAAGCTTGTCATCACTAGGCATTTTGCCGCAATCGCTATGAGGGCATCCTGAGCATGCTTTGCCCTCGACCCACGCTCTCGATGCGGCTGTTATTTTTTTTCATCAATCTCATCAAGCCTGTTTGCGATGGCACAAAGTTCACCAACAGCAATGTATACTTTAAGAGACGTATCGTCACTTATATCTGCATGTGTAGCGAATTTCTCATAATCAACAGAAGCGCCATCAACAGAAAGTGATGTTATGCAATTCTCAAGAGCGTATTTTCCAAGCTGCACACGGTCATCAAAGTCTTGGCTTGATAGCAAGCTGAGCATGTGGCTCTGCTGGCTTGTTGTAAACTGTTTGCACTTACCTTCAATCTTAAGTGCTTCATCTTCAATCTTGTACTCACTTTCCTTTAAAAACTTTACCATTTTGGTACTCTCCACTTTATTTTAGTTATTTTTTTGAACGAAAAAGGGGTTCCTCTTTCGAAGAACCCCATACTATCATCGTTTTGACATTAAGTCAAGATTAAGCGAAGGTAAATGTGTACTGGTCATCACCTGCTGACTCATAAAGCCTGTAAGAGGTTTCTAAGGTATCCCTTTCAGCTCTTTCAGCATAGCCCATGCTTTCCTTACGAGCAACAGGAAAATCAGCTACAAACTGATTACCTACTGCGCCAAAAGTAAAGCTAATTGCAGCATCTAGTCCAGAAGCTAAACCGTCCCATTCAGCAGTTGAAGATACTGAATCTTTAGTTAATGAAGCAGTTGGCTGACGATTTGCAATCTGGAAGGAATGCTCACCGATAACGTAATGCTCCTGAAGGTCATTTCCATCATCGAATGATACAGTAGCAACCTTTATTGCTCCAAGGTCTTCAGTAGCAACATCAACATTGTTTGCAATAATAGGCTGTGAAGACTGATAAACAGCTCCAGCAGGTAATGCAACAACAGTTGGCGGAGTATATAGAGCCATCATTGTGAACTTAACAGTTGTAATCTGACCGATAGTTGTTTCAAAAGTCATCTTACCTTTGCCGCCGAATAGTTTCCAAAGCTTGCCATCCATGTAAACATAAATAGTGCATGTTTCGCTTGCAGTAGTGCTTGGCTGATAAGACACGTCAACACCCGCATTTACAGTCTCAACAAGTCCACATGCTTTTAGCAATGGAGCCATTTCAGGTGCAGTTCCAGCAGCGCCTGAGCCTTTTAATTCAACTTCAATTTCAGCGGTAGCTGTCTTTTTACCAATCATGTGAGGAAGGTTGCCCATTGTATTTTTCAATACAGCACGGTCAATTGCCTCAACATTTGGTGTTATTTTAGCTGTCTTAACACGGATTGCGTCAGTAGCTGGAGCAGGAACTGCATCAGTACCCGAAACCGCCTCAACCTTGGTCAATACCAGTCTGTCAAAAATACTCATTATACGTTCTCCTCAGTTTTAATTTCTTTCTTTACCTGTTCGTCCCTGCGTAGAAATGACTCTGTTCGAGTATTTACTTCTTTTGCAGGTACTGAATTAGATTTTGCTTTAGCTTTAGCTTTAGCCATCACAAGCCTCCTGAAATATGACCCTCAAAGGTAATCCTTAGAGGTCTCTCAAAATAACCGTATGGTGCAAACTTACTACCACTACGGTCAGTGTACGGTAGAATACGAATTATAGCGACTTTGCCGCCGAGAGTCAAGTCTGAAGATATAATCTTCTTTATTTCAGAGTCCAGATTATTCAGTGCAGTAGATACTCCACCTTGCTGATTCACATAACCGATTATATTGATATCGAATGAAACGTCAGCGAACCCGCCTGTCTTCCATGCGTAATCTTCTGCGCCATCATCTTCTATGATAATAGCCGGAAACTGAGTCGTTGAAATATCGTCAATTGGGCGAAACTCCCGTGTCACTAATTTGACACCGGAGACACTGTTCATAAGAGCTTCAAGCAATACAAGAATCTCTTCACGCACGGAACATTCTCCTGCCATTATTTGTCCTGCGCTCCAAATCTGAGAAGTTACCATCTTCATCGAAGTCATAAAGAGGAAGGTGCTTAATTACATCCCATTCATCGTTATACATGCCTTTGTAGAAGTCTGCTTTACGAGAGAATGAATCTCCGTCAACGTCTTTCATTGTAGACATTTTTGGATAAATATATGCAGATGCTGCACGGTAAATTGTTATCTTTTTAAGAGCTGCTGAATTAAGAAGTGCCTCATCCAATGGGATAAAAGCAGAACCTGTCGCATCATAGTTTTCAGAGATAAAGGTAGACCTATATGCACTTGGATACCATGAAGATTTTATTAGATTAACTACATCTTCTTCAGCATTGGCTATATCAGCAGTGAAGTTGTTACTTCCATGCTGGAAAATGTCAGGTATGAAGTCCTGCAGGTCTGATTCTGTTGCGAATGCCATTATATTAGCTCTCGTTCTTTACTTTAGCTTTTGATGTGCGTGGTTTGCGAGCTTTTTTAACAGGCTTTATAGGCTCTACTATTGCAGCATACACTCTTTCAAACTGATATGTAACAAAGCTATCTTCTACCTCAGCAACAAGTTCATTATTAGAATCAGCAGTAAATTCAACTCTGCAACGAATAACTTTAGCGCCTTCATTAAATTTTTCACGAGGTATCCTGATTCTTTTCATACTCTTGCTCCTTTTATAAATAGGTAGTCCTTAATTAAAAGTTCCATAATCTTAAACACTTAAATAAGAAAGGGAGCCGAAGCTCCCTCCCTATTTCTTGTATTACTTAAGCAATTACGCCAGTAAGTTTTGCAAGGCCACGTCTGTTGAAGTTAGCCATGTTTGCGTACCATTTGATACGAGTGATTTCTTCGTCTTTGGTCTCTGAAGCACCAATTGACTGTACTTGAATACCCATGTTGGCTTCTGGAGCAATACCAGCGATACCAATTTTACGAGTACCATCATCGAAACAACCAGCGAATACTTCAGTCTCGTTAGTACCAGCGCCAAGGTTAGTTGGAAGAAAGTCATTACGGAAGATTGGAGTACCATTGAAGCCGATAATCTGCTTACCAGAAGCAAGAGTAACTCTTTCGCTTGTTTCACCACCGAGTCCACGCAAGTAAGACCTGTACAGACGAATAACTGCTGGAGATGCTGCAATGAAATCAACTTCGCCGTCTTTTGCAAGAACCAAGTCCATCAATGCATCAAGGTCGTCAACAAGAGCTGCGCCACCAAGAGCTGAAGATGCAAGAGACTGCTGAGCATCGAAGTTAAGTACGCTTAATGAACTCATGTTGTTACCAACACCATCACCAAGAGCCATGCCAGACTGAAACTGACGAGAAACGTTTTTCGCTTTAGAGCGAATTTCAGTAACCATTGTATCTTCACCAGCGGAACCAGAAGTTGCCTGAACCAAACCATCAACTTCGGCATCACCGATAATTTTGGTAGGGAAGAAAGTTACTGGAGTAACCTGTGAAGCAGCTTTTGATGTAATAGTGTCACCAACGCCGTAAAACGCAGCATCACCAAGTACAGCTTCGTGATTTACAGTAACTGACTGACCGGTAAAGCCGTCAAAAGGAAGTACGCCCATGATAGGGTTTACAGAGATAATATCTTCAGCAACGCCTACTACAAGGTCGTCCTGAAAATGCTTCTTTGCTTCTACTAAAGTTTGTGTTGCCATTTTATATTCTCCTAAGAATAAGTTTATTTATTTTCGTTTTCTTATTATAAGGTCGGCCTCACACCAAACTTAATGTTATTTGAGCATCAAGCTCGTTTAAGTATTTTGATTATATTGTGCTACTCCACACAATTATTGTTTTCGAAACAAGTTAGGCGAATTATAGCTACTTATGTTCGTGTTGTCAAGTCTCTTTTATGCATAAAAAAAGGACGGCCTATATGACCGTCCTCTTATGGAGTAAAATGAGTGAGATTTTACCTGCCTTTAAGACCTTTTTTAATCTTCTCTGCAGTAGTAAGCTCAGGCTTAGCGCCTTTACCTGTTCCGCTTGTTGCACCAGCGCCAGCATCTGCAGACTTAATAAGATGAGGTCTTGCATCAAGAATGCCTTTTACAGCATCGTAAATACTTAATGGATTGCCGGAACCATCTGTTGCCAGTTCTTTTCCTGACATAATCTTTGTCGCACCGGTATCGTCAACGGAGATGCTGTACTTAGACTTGACGATTGTAAGAACATCACTACTATCAACAGCATTGTTAGCCTTAGCGAGTGCTGTAACCTTCTCATCGACAACCTTAGTCTCATACATACCCTTCCATTTTTCTGTCTCAGCCTTGCCTGTTGCAATCTGTTCATTCAGTGATGAAGTCTTTTCGCCAAGAAGCTTGTCGTAATCACCACGAGCCAACGCAGCCTTCTCTTCAGCAGTCTTAGCACCTTCTTTGAGTGTTTTATACTCATCGAAGTCAACATCCTTTGACTTTTCCTGAAGCTCTCTCAACTGAGTGCGATACTTTGCAGCATCTTCACGAGCCTCTTTTAATTTTGATTCAGATTCTGAAGGTGTGCCTTCATTATTACCTGTTGAACCATTGTCGCCGTCAGTTGTTGAACCTCCTGCGATATAAGGTACATGAGAGCCGTCAGGCATTAACCAGTGCCTTCTTGCGTTATGAATTACGATCTCTGGCTTATTTGACATTTACTTTCTCCGAGTTACTTTATTATTCAGCAATACTTTTTTAGCTGATTTTCGAATTATAGTTGAACGTGATTGATAAGTCAACTATTTATTCATCAATGACAGGGCTGAAGTGATGTCTGCATCTCCAGCCACCTCTAACAATAAAAGGGTCTCCTGATTTCTTACCCTGCCATGAGCTACCTGCCCATGTAGCAATCTGCTCACGAGTAAATACCTTTCCTACATGACGAACGCACCAAGGTCGAGAGTCACCTATAAGGTTGCCAATATACTTATACTTATCGATACCAGCCTCATCGCCTTTCTTAAGCATCAAAGTCGCATCAACTTCCATTGTGAATGTATCAATCTCAGTGTCTAACACTGAAAGCATTGAGCGTCCAACTACGTTAGTGTCTGGTAATATAAGTGCGCTTAATTGAGCAGGCAACAGTTTGTTCTCAATGCTTTTTGAGCTATATAGTAGCTGAGTGATTTGATGCTCATATGAGGCTCTTACGCCTTGGATATTACTAAGAGATGCCTGCTGCATAGCGAATATTAGATCGTTGTCAGAAGCATCGTATAATAAAGGTATCCCTTTTGAGTCGAATTCAGTCTTTACACGCTGTCCGATGTCAGTAAAGTTAGTTACCTGCTGATCAACTGCAAGCATGCCGCTCATAGTGCCTTTTACAAGCAGAAGGATGTCTGAGTATGACAGGCTGCTTAGGTCAAGCGTTGAAAGTGTAACAACGGCCTTCTCAACTGAAACAAGCTCTTCTCCGACAAGTGACAATCTTCTTTCAACAATATCAGTCATCTTAATTCCTTTAGTATCCTTTTCTTGTACATGTTAAAGAATCTACTTTCATCTTGCTTACTAAGGCCAAAGAATTCTCTCTTAGGTACACCTTTACCATTCATGTGCCTAGAAGCCTTGTCTTTTTCTGCAGAGCGTGTAAATCCAATAATGGCAGTGTTGCTAGACTTCGAACGTGCTTGCATACTACTCAACATTCGCCCTTTGTCAACTAAGTCAACATTTCCGGTGAAATGACGGCCACCACGTTTTCTTTTATGCTCAATCGTTGCTTTTGAGTAAGAAGCGAACTCTTTACCTCGAACATCTTTTCCAGAAAGTGTTCTTTCTTTTATGAATGTGGTAGCAGCAAGTGCAATGGCAAGGACGGCCTTATCATTTGCACTAACAAGCTGCCTACTCTTCTTACTAAGCCTAGCCTGAAGAATTTCAGCATTTGTCTTTATTTTGAACTTAGCCATTGTCAGTATTGAGACCGGTCAAGTCAGTTGCATTACCAGACTCTGGTGAGCCTGAGTCTTTAACCATACCCTCAACCTCTTCAACGGTTGCAGATTCACCAAGAACCCTTGAGATAATCTTTCGAGAAGCCTCTTCTTTGAATTTAGCACTACTAACAAATGAGTCAGCTTTCATAATTACGTCAAGCTCCATGCCTAAGTCACGAACGCCAAACCTACGAGTGTACTCAACAGAGCCTTCGTAGTTCATTGCATTCCACATAGCCACAAGGTTGAATATAGCTGTCTCAGTATTCTCCATTGCCTCAGCTTTCTCAGAAAGAACAGCATTGAGTTGCTGGAAGCGAAGCTCAAGGGTTACACCTGATTCTGCATTACCGCCGGTCTTAGTGGAATCAGTTCCACCAATCTTTGAGTGATACCTTATATCTTCAAGCGTCTGGTTTCTCCAATTAAGAATGGCATCAAGCGAATCGCCTGAAGGTTCAACATATTTATGACGACCATCTTGAGCATCAGCATCGAATTCAAGAACGTTAGTAGTTCCAATTTCGATATCTCCGGAATCACCACCAACATTCGGCATGCGTGGAACTTCAAGGAATGGGAATGATGTGTTCTCTATGATTTCAAGAGCTGCTGAATCGAACTGGTAAACGCGCTTGTTTAATTCAGCAATATCCACAACGTCAGAAACGCCGGTATCACCAAGCATTCCGTCTTTGTTCTTATGGAATATAAATGGAACAAGGCCAAGGCTATGTTCGCCTTGAGATATTAGTTCAGGCTGACCTCTTGACTTCTTCTTGAACCTAAAGAATTCATTGGTTGTGTATATAACGTAATGCTCATATGCACCTCCGTTAAAATCCTCATGCAATACGACAATATCCAATACAGGACGGCCTGTGCTGTAGTCATAAATCATATTGATTATGTTCTCAAGAGTGTACAGCTTCGTGTATGTGTGAAGACCTTTTGCAAGGTCTGAGCCAAGGTTTCCTGTAAGATTGGCCGGTGAATCAACAAGGATTCCGATAGAACCAAACAATGAAGCCAAGCGAGAAACCTCACGCATTACTTTTGCATGGCTTCTACCCTCAAGGTCAGCATCATCAGAGTAAGCCTCGTACAATGCTTGATTAATACCTTCGTTCTTACGAGTGACCTTGTCTTTATGCAGGTATGAGTTATATATATCGATTACAGGGGAAACATAGTTAGTAAATACTGCCTGAGCCAAACGTCTAACAAAAGACTTTTTAGCCTCACGCACATGACGAATAAGATATTCACCTTCACGATATTCAGCGCCGCCGACATAAGACCTTTTAAGGAATTCCTGTTCTGCGTCATGCTCAGAAAGCTCTTTGTCTTTCTTGAGCAGGTCTTTAACTTCAATTCCGTTAATCTTAAATGACATTATGATTCTCCATTTCTATTGTAGCCAAACTTTTCTTTTTGTCAAGATGCGCCCAATTGGGAATATGTATTCAACCGGATATCCGAACGCATCAATCATATGTGTAAGGTTTCCCTTAACAGCTCTTTCCTGCTTAGCTAAGTCCTCATGATTCATCTGCTCTAATCCCTTTATGAGCATCTTACAGCTCTCATCAATGTAAATATCCATTGAGTCGAACTTACTATTTACTGCATTGTATCTATCACGCTTCGTCGGATGCGATCTTCTGCATACAGCTTCGAATCCTGCAGATTCTATCAACTTCTTATCTGTTTGTCCAGCTTTAGCTGAGGTTCGTCTTTGAATACATGCCGGATCGGGAAATATTATCTTGCATCTGTCACCGAACTCATCTATTATCATATTACATGCTTCAGTCGTATCAGAGTTGCTCAAGGCGTATTCTTTAAAGAAGAATAGTTTATCACCTCTCCTGACGAACGCAACGAAGCTCATGGGATTTACGTTAAAATCCATGCCAATGTAAATAGTTTCATCCTTTCCTACTTCAACTTTTGTAACATGCTTAGAGCGTTCAAATGCATAGTAAATCATGCCCGACGAAAGGTTGACAAACTCGCCTTTTTCGTAGGCTTCCCTCATCTTAGGGTCAACACCAGCGAACATTGTCTTAAGTGCTTCTTTGGGTAATGATTTATTGGCGAATGTTGGGGCTTGTATGATCTCTATGTCATACATGTGCTTCTTGTCACCAGCGCATATGTCATATCCCCAATTAAGCTGTTCAGGCGTGCCAGTCAGTACAATCTCTCTATATTTAGCTTTCGGATCACGTACACGGGCCTGCATTTGAGTAAAAACGCTTTCGTCTTGTATAAATGGCTCATCTATGATTGCCGCTGAAATATTTGGCCCTTTTAGTGAATCAGGATTATCTCCTGAACAAATCCAAATCTTTCCATGTCTTCCATTGTGCATTATGTTAAATTCAAACTCTGACTTGTTATATGTATATTTTATTTTTCTAGCATTTAGTATCTGCTGAATAGTAATGATAGTCGTTCCACGAGCCTGCTTATATGACGGGCTTACTATCATGACCGGAGAAGGCGCATTATGCAATGCAAGGGCAATGCCCCTCTTTGCAGCGTAAAGAGTCTTACCGGCTCCATATCCACCAACGAGAGCCTTTATATTTGCATCTGAAAGCCACATCTGTCTCTGATGAGGAAACATGCCACCCTTGATGACAGCCCCTGTTTCTTCACATATCACTGGGTCTTCTAGTCTAAAGAACTTACTCTGCTTATTTGAATTACTTGACATTATAAAAGGATTCCCTATTATAGATATGCTTCATCGATTTCTTCGTCGTCATTAAACGAGTCGTTAATTAATGTTAAGCCAGTTAGTTTAGAGCGTGCTTCTATCGTCTTTATGAGCCTGTCTGAGGCTGCCAAGCGTGTCATTTCCTTATGTGATGTACGCATGATCTTACCACACTCAAGAAGGATTTCATCAAGCCTATGAAGCTCAAGTTCACGCAAGTTATCACCCATGATCGAACGTTTGACACGGGATTCTTCAAGAGCGTCTGTTACATACTTATGAGCTGTTGTATGAGTTACTCCAATTGCTTTGCCAATAGCACGGAAATTAAGCCCTTGAGTGCGTAACTCAAGGGCTTTTTCTCTCTTCTCTGCTATGCTAACTCCTTTTTTGGAGTTCGGCTTTACTGCCATACTGTAAGATTCCTATGTGTAAGTTTCGCTGAAGTATAGCGCTATTATTGCTTTTTGTCAAACGAACTGTTCATAGCATTGCCTATCTTTTCGCCTACTTCACTTAGCATTTCTTCAGATATTGAATCAGGGTCAAGTGAATTAAGTGTTGTATTTATTGTATTTATTGAAGAATAGCCAGTCAAATGATGTTCTTCAGGGCTTCTTATTGATATATTTTCTATAAATATTTTATTTCCTTCAGCAATAGACTCTTTGTAAATTCTTATTGAATATTCTATATTATCAATGTCTTTACTTGTAAATGGAATAACAGATGTTCCGAAAATAATATCTGTTGATACAATCTCTCCGGCACACTGACCATACTCGCCTATTAAGTGACATATAATAGCTTTTATAATACTTGTTTTACGAAAATAAAATAGCCTCTCGATGGGTAAGTATTCTACTCCATACAGCTCATATTCATTTAATATATGCGCTCCAGAATTAAGCAGTTTAACCGATTCTTTTATGACAAATAATTCGTCTCTTTCTCCAAGCTCACAGTGTCTTACTATAAGTTCTGAAAACTCATTACTCTTTTCTTCATTTTTTTGAATTAACACTTGACTCTCCCGCCATTTCTTCTTCAGGCTTTCCTTTCTTCTTGCCAAAAATCCTGTCGTAATTATTTATATACTCTTTTGATATTGGTTTTTGTTCTTCGCCTCGTGACATTATAAAATCTCCTTTAAATTATCTATTATTATTTGTTCGCTTGTACATGTTAAGCCACATTTTCGCAGCTCTTCATACACCATACCTTCATAAATCTCATCGACAATATCGTTATGATGAAGGAGGATTTCCTCATTGCCGAACTGGTCAATGCATAATGACAAAGTGAATACATCAACCTTGTCTTTACGCCTTTGCCTTGCCCATATGCGCTGCAGAGGACGTAATCCTACCTTAACTATGGTGGTAGGTCGTTTAGGTAGCTTCTTGCATTTAAGCTCAATCCATACAGTTTTACCATTAATGAACAAGCAAAGGTCAGGTATCCCTTCTGATAAAGAATCCTCAAATCGTTGGAATCTTATGTGGTTTGACTTTAACACCTTTCTTAATCTGTGCCAGAATTTGGATTCATTCATGTCTTAACTCTATAGTTATTTCATTATGTGAATGTTTTACACTGACTGAAGGCTCGGGCTGAAGGCTCAGGCTGCATGCGAATATACAACGCAATACATAATACTGTAGCTGCTAATAATATTGACGTAACCGATCCAATGACTATCATACCACTAACTCCTTTCTTTTTGCTTTGTTTTTATTTATCCTTTGCTGCTTATAAAAGCGCTTTATCGCCTTTAAATCTTCCTTAGCATCATTGACTTCTCTGATAAATTCAGCATTATATATTTTATCTGTTTGATTGTTTATTATAGCCGACTGCATTAATAAACCTAATGCCAATAAGAATATACAAAGAAGCTTTGCATCTATACGTTTAAGTAAATCCATTTACTTTTCCCGCAGAGTAAATTACCGCCTCTGCTACTAATGTGATTGCAATTATTGATAGTACCATGATGTTTCTCCTTTATTTATCGTGCCATACTTTATTGACTTCCGATATGTGTATTATTGCATAAAGTAATATGCGTGTCAAGCTTTTTCTTTCACATTATGCAATAAATATCGATTTGCATCAGCAACACATCTACCAACTCTGTAATCATTAAATCCACCAGCCAATTGATTAGCTCCGTTTTCAACAATCATGCAATACTCTCTGACAATCTCAACAAAGTCAAGCCTTAATTCAAGAGCTTTTGTAATCTTACTTTTGAAAAACTCCCTATTACTCTTATTAAGTTGGTCAGAAAGCCCTGCCATTTCAGCGTCTCGGTATACCATGCAATACTCAAGAACACTATAATCAATAGGCTCTTCTGTTGCAATGTCCTCTGTAACCTCCTCTTTTTTAATTATAGCTTCAACTTCACTTTCTGTTCCGTTTATTACGTTTAACATTGAATTCTCCTTTAATGTGTTACCTTTTTTATCGTTTGTTACCTTTTTTATCGTTTGTTACCTTTTT